TGCAGATAGTGCAGAGCCAAAAAGTATAGAAGAAATCTTTAGAATGGGCGGTATAAATATTAAACCCGCTAAAAAGGGTGCTGATTCTATTCGTATTGGTATTGATGTTTTAAAAAGGCATAAGCTAAGTATCACTAAAAGAAGTATCAATGCAATAAAAGAATTTAGGAATTATAAATGGATTAAGAATAAGAATAACGAAATAACAAACAAACCAATAGATGCTTTTAATCATGCTATTGATGCAGTTAGATATGTTGCATTAAATAAGTTAATGGTGTCTTATTCAGGCAAATACTATATATCGTGAAACTATATAATGGTGATTGTTTAGAAGTGATGAAGTCAATACCAGACAAAAGTATTGATGCAATTATTACAGACCCGCCTTATGGAACTACTGCCTGTAAATGGGATAGTGTTATTCCTTTTGAACCAATGTGGATACAGTTAAACAGAATTATTAAAGATAATGGTGCTATTGTTTTATTTGGTAGTGAGCCATTTTCAAGTGCTTTAAGAATGTCAAATATAAATAATTATAAGTATGATTGGAAGTGGAACAAAAAAAAGGGGGGCAACCACCTAAACTCTAAGAAGCAACCTTTAAAAATTTACGAAGATATTATAGTTTTTAATAAACATAATTATTATCCAATAAAAGAAGTTCGAGGCAAACTAAGAAAAAAGGGGGGGTTGACTAAGCAACCTAAGCATACAGGTAAAGTAAATTTAAATTATACAACTTTTAACAATTTATATTATCCCACAGCGATTATAGAATTTAGTAATGCAAAAAGAAAATGTAAACAACATCCAACACAAAAACCTGTTGCATTAATGGAATACCTTATCAAAACATACACAAACGAATTAGAAACAGTATTAGACTTTACTATGGGTTCAGGAACAACGGGTGTTGCTTGTTGTAATACCAACAGAGATTTTATAGGAATAGAACTTGACAAAGAGTATTTTAAAATAGCACAAGACAGAATAAAAAACGAATTATAAACTTTTATATTTATTAGTAATGAAAGAGGTTAAATTAACAATACCTGATAAGTGGTCTGACATAACAATAGAAACTTATCAAAAATATGTAGAAATACAGGAAGGCAAAGGAAGTGATAAAAACAAGGTGATTAAGAGCCTGTCCTTATTATGTAACACTACACCCTTTGTAGTAAAGAAAATGGCTTACAAGGACTTATTAGAGATAATGAGCATAATTAAAAAAATGATTGACACAGAACCAGGCAAAGAAAAATTTAGAAAGACATTTATGTTTCAAAAAGAAGAATATGGTTTTGTTCCAAACTTGTCTGGTATTAGCACAGGAGAATATATTGACCTTGAAACATATTGTAAAAAACCTATTGAGAATCTACATATTATTATGTCGATATTATATAGAAAAATAACATTTAAGCGGAATGAAAGATATGCTATTGAAACATACAATCCTGAAGAATTTAAAGAAGAATTATTTAAGGAATGTCCAATGGATATAGCACTTTCTAGCTTAGGTTTTTTTTTGACTTTAGGCGAAAGATTGGCGATGACTTCGCACAGCTTTTTACAAGCACGGGAGATGAAACAACAAAAGGTATAAGTATGCAAAGCAAGTGGGGTTGGTATAATGTATTGTATAGCTTATCTAATTCAATCTTAGATATAGACAAAATAACTAAAATACCGATCTTGGAAACATTGACATATTTGTCTTATACACAAGATTATAACAATAAACAAAGAAACAATTATGATAACATTTAGAAATGTAGTTGGATATTTAGAAACGATAGCTGAAAAACATTATGAGATTAAAAGCTTTCATTCAGGAATGCTTGATGAAGTTGACCTAAATAAACTTGGTGCTACTGATTACATTATTCTATATGCAGAACCAGGAACAGTAGTTGTAGACAAAGGGGTTTTAACATATTCGTTTTCAATCTATGTTATGGACTTAATAAACGACCAAGAGTTAGGAGATTCACCAAACAATCAAAGGGTTGGTCGTGTAGATACATATTCAGAAACCTTACAAATTATGCAAGATGTCATTAATGAGTTTCACCAAAACTTGCACCCTGATTTAAGTTGGGTTGATGATGATGTTGTTTTAAGTTTACCTATTAATGCCGAACCATTTACAGCTAGATTCGATAACACTTTAAGTGGTTGGAGTGCTACTTTAAATGTTCAAGTTCCTAATGCAAACAATCTTTGTATATCACCAATAGACCCTAACGATTAATGCAATTTAAAAACACCATACAATCATTACAGAAACTTGGTAACAATGTTGTCAAGGAAGGAAGGGGTATATTAAAGAAAAAGAAAAAGACAACAAGTGGAAATACATTATATAATGACTTTGATTATTTAGTTACTGCTGACAAAAGTTCTGTAACATTAGAATTTGAATTTGGTGGTGCAGAAGATTATTGGAATTTTGTTGATGAAGGTGTTAGAGGTGCAGGTGGCTTCAAAGGTAGTGGAAAAATGAGGGGACAAGGTAGTCCATTTAAATTCTCTAATAAGATGCCGCCAAGAGGTGTTATTGATAGATGGATAGTTAGAAAACCATTAAGAGCTGCACGAAAAGACGGTAGGTTTATTCCAAGAAAGAGTTTAGCTTTTTTAATTCAACGATCTATATTTCAAAGAGGATTAGAAAGAACACAATTTTTTAGTCAACCATTTACACAACAATTAGAAAAACAAACAGAAAACATAACAAAAGCTTTTGCTGATGATTTAGAATTAGCATTAGAACAAACATTAAAAGATTAAAACATGGCTTTAGGAAGTATAACATTTGAACAAGAACCTACAAATGCAGCAGATAAAGTGCCTGTAATAACCAATTGGAATCCTCTAATTGGTTATATGCTATTTCAAGATGATATATCAGATCTATATTATTTTAGATTAATACTAGAAGTATACAAAGGAACAAGTGTTGTAGCTGCAAATTTATTAGCGAAAATTAAACAAAGAAGGAATGGTTATAGTCCAGACAATGCAGGAGCAACACAAAGGGCAAGAGCATTTTTTGATTTAAGAGATATTGTCAATTCTCAATTAGTAGATACTGTATTTGACCAAAACCAAACAGGTATTCCATTTGAGCCAATACATACAATTGGTTCTAATACAGGTGTTCTAGCTAAAATATATAGTCAAAATGGTGATAGTAGAACAGATGAAACACAGATTATGTCGATCCATGTTAAAGGGTTTCAACAATATGCTTCTACTGCAACTGCAATACCTTCAGAAGATGACAGCCCAAATGTAACAGACACATTATATTATATACAAGCATCACTACCATTAATGACTGCTAGAGATACTGACTCTGATTATATACAAGGCACAGCATTTCAACCTTATCAAGCAAGTGCTAATACAGATTTGTTTTTAAGTGATGTAGAAGTTGGAACAGGAGAATATAATATATCTGGTCGCATTAATCATATTCAAGATACTGATTATCACACAGTTGCTTTTTTAAATGACTACACTAATTTTAGTAGTGATTTAGATTGGATAGGTATTATTTATTATGACAGTTCTGGTTCTACTATTGGAAATGCACAATATATAGCTAACACGAATGCAAACGGTGGTGCAATTCCAAATAGTGAAGTAAATACTGATGCAGAAAGATTGATTTATTTTGGCTGTGGTGCAGGGAATTTAGAAGCATCAACTGTTCCTGCTTATAGTAGTGCAGGAACATCAGCGGGTGCTGCACAACCTTCTAATTTTACTGATTGGGCTTATTACACGGTCGCAGGATATAATGGTAGTTTTGCTTTACAAACAACACTATATTATTTTATAAAACAAGACGGAAGCTGTAAAGGTTTTAATGTTAGAAGATTAGCATGGCGAAATAGCTTGGGGTGTTATGATTATTTTAATTTCAAAAAGAAGTCAACACAAACGATTGAGGTTACTAGAAATAATTATGAAACTATAATGGGTAGGTTCAATGCTTCTAAATGGTATTACAACAATACAATGCGAGGTAAAAAAACAAGAGAAACAACAGCCGTTTTAAAAGAAACATTGAACACAGATTGGATTAATGAAGCAGATGCAAACTTATTAGAAAAACTAATTATGTCTACTGATGTTTATATTGTTGAAAATGCAGACACAGATTTTACAGAAGGTGTTATTATAACAGACACATCTTTTGTTAAAAAGACAGTTGCTAATGACAAGATGATTCAATATACAATTCAAATAGAATATGCTAATAATGTAAATACAAATAGCTAATGAATGTTAGATTAGTCGCATATAGACCTGCTACATCTTCAGATACACAAGATAGCACATACCAATTGGACTTACAGGAAGCACCGAATATAGCTTTGAACTTTCAGTTCTCAGATATTAAAGAACCTGACACAAGGAAGTCAAGCTATAGTCAAACATTCAAATTACCATTTACAGACAATAACCATCAATTCTTTCAAGATTGGTATAATGTTAATATCGCTACTTTGGTATATGATACTAGAACAAAATTCAATGCTACATTATATGTTGGAACAGTTCCGCAATTTGAGGGATCGTTACAATTAAAAGGAGTATATCAAAAAGCAGGTGTATATGAAGTTGTGCTAATGTCTAACACCGCCGATCTATTTAGTGTTATTGGTGAAAGTAAATTAAGAGATGCACTTAAACAAAGTGATGGAGAATATAGTGCAGAATTAAACCATCAATTCAATGAAACCCAAATGCTTAATTCTTGGAATGGCGGTAGTAGTGCTTTTGTAAATAGTCCTGCGGGAGTATCATTAAGAGATACTGATGTTGATGTTCAGAAGGTCATGTATCCAATGGCTGTAACACAACCTGAGTTTTATTGGAATCAAAATAGCAATCGATTCTTGGATATGACACAGGCAGATATAAACAACACAACCCTTTATCCAAATGGAACACCAGATTGTTTACCTTACATGGTTTCAATGTTTCAATTTAGACCTGCTATCCAAGTAAAAACATTATTAAAACTTATAATACAAAGAGCGGGTTTTAGATATACCTCTGCTTTTATAGATGGTGCTTATTTTGGGAAAGTGTTTATGACAACAGGAAACCATTTAGGAGAAAGCACTATACCAACAGTAAATACAACCACAAATGATTGGGCGGGGAATATGATTGTTGGAAATGAAGGAATGTGGGGTATATCTTCATACGGTGAATTTAGTCCAGGAACTAGCTGCACCGATTTATCACAAAAAACTGTTCCTGCTAATACAGTTATTTCTGACACTCAAGATCAATGGAATACTTCCTATAATTATTTCACAAAAGGACACCCGACACAAACACAAATATCTGTTAGGAATAAACCACAATGGAGTAGTGTTGTGGGCTGTAATGGTGGTGCTGTTTTAGATGTATGGCTGCAAGGTTATAATGCTTCTACAAATACACCTTTGCCCGATGTTGTATATGATGAAATTATTGGTGTTGATTTAGTAGAAGGTCAACCATACTGGCATTATCTTGACATTACTAATATGCCTGTTGGTGCATCATGTCAAATACTAATGAGAGCAAGAAATGTTCAACAAACTTCCCTTGCAAGTGGTCAATTAATACTTGGTTATAGTGCAGATTTTGGTGCTACAGGTGATAATTTAGAAAGTTTAATACAAGTAGTATGGGACAATTATTCGACAGGTATTTATAATGAAGTTGTCAATATACCTATGTGCATTGATTCTAACCTTACACAAAAAGATTTTCTAAAAGACATAATACAGAGATTCAATTTAGTTATATTATCTGACCCTGACGATTCAACTAACCTTTTAATAGAACCATATAATGATTATTTAGCTGATAGTAGCATTAAAGATTGGACTAAAAAACTTGATTTATCAAAAGAGGTGGTTGTAAAAGACACCACTTCACTACAAAAAAAGAATATTAAATTTAGTGACTTAGAAGATGTTGACATGGTTAACAAAGCATTTAAAGAAGAACAACCAGAGCTTAATGTGTGGGGACATACACCTGATACATTACAAGTCACTAATAATCAATTTGCTACAGGAGATTTAAAAAATGATCCTATTTGTAGTCCATATATTAATCAAGTAGTATACAGAAATGAAGATACTGCGATACCACCATATCCTGTTAATATGGTTGTTCAATATGAGCATAGCTATAAAAAAGAAGATGATGTATATGTTCCTGTTACTTCAGCAGAAACAAAACCCAAATTATTTTGGTATAATGGAACAGCTACAACAGTTAGAGATGCAGATGGTAGTGCTTTGACATACAATCTACATACTAATATAGCTAATACAATAACAGCATATACTTTTACTACTTATCCTGTATGCACACCATACGATATAACACCGTCATCTGATGCTTATACTTTAACACCAACAACTAAGAGTTTGTATTGGTGGAACAATCCACCTGTAGCGGGTGGTTCTACTATGTTTAATTATTATTCTAATGAAGGGACTTGGACTTCAAATACTTTATATGGTCTTTATTGGAAACCATATTTAGACAACATCTATAGCACAGATGCAAGAATAATGGAATGTCATTTAAACCTTAATGAAGTAGATGTATTTAACTTTAAATTCAATGATGAGATATTTATAAAAGATACATATTGGAGAATACTAAATATCTCTAATTATCAAGTAGGTGCTCAGGCATCAACTAAGGTGACATTGTTAAAAGTGGTTGATGCACTTAATAACTGTTCAGATTGTAATTATGTTCTTGGCTATACTGCCGCAGGTTCTAATTTATATGGAAGTTATTATTATCTATGGTGTCCTGAAGGCACACCAAATTGCACACCTTCTGTAAGTGGAACAGGTCTTTATACAGATCCCGCTTGTTGTGATTGTGTAGGTGGTAACCTTACAATTTTAGGAAGTCAACAAGGAAACTTATTATATGGTTGCACAGTTGCAGGAAGTTTACCGATAGTAGCACAAGACCAAATTAATCCAAGAAGTATATTAGGGCAGGGAACATTAAAAAGTATAGTGTCTAATAAATTTGGTGGTTTAAACAATCCACTTGTTAAAGGTATTGATAATACTAAATATAGTAAAAGCATATTGCCTAATTATGGAGATGATATTGTTATTAAATACAAAACTAAAAGGACAGGAATACCACAATTAAAAGGTGAGTCACATAGATTTGTTTTATCAGGATATACAGAAGGAAATACAAGGAGCTATGCCTATCCAGAGGGAACATTAAGTAGTAAACCTTTATTAATACCAAGCGACACAAATAATATCATAAGAGTAAAAGGAACGGCGACAGTTGTTGGCGGATCAAGCACAGATTATCCAATAGGAACAGTTGAGGGTTTTGCATATTATACTGCATTTAAAAATAGTGCAGATGGTGCAACACAATTAGGGACAACAGGGGGAATAGCTGAGTTTGCATTAAAAGAAACTACACCACCTACATCAACTTGCACACTATATATTGACATGGACACTAGTGTTTTAAGATTTGGATTAGATGATAGCCAAACAGATACTAAAAGAATATGGGCTTTAACAGTAGAATTAGAAGTTAATAGAATATCTAATTTCTCTATAGGTTATGGAGAAAATTGGGCTTTATATCAAAACGGACAACACATACAATTTCAAAATGGAGATTTTTTAATATGGAACTAAAAAAATATATAGAAAGTATTGCAAAGGTAATAATACCAAGTATTGACCATTTACAGTTAGTGGAATACAAGGACAAAGAATTAGATTTCGCTTATGGTATGCAGGAATACCATACAAGTTTTAGAAGAATGTTTAAACAAATAATACGAATAATATGGCGGTAGAGAAAAACATAAAAATAAATGTAGATGCTAAAGACGGCATTAAACAAGTTGATAAGCTAAAAAAGGGTGTAAAAGATACATCAAAAGCTGCCGCAGGGAGCAAAAGTGCATTTAGTAAAATGACAGGTGCAGCTAAAGGACTAGGTGTTGCATTTAAAGCTCTAGGTATCGGGCTT